GTACGGGCGATCAAAGAGCAGGTCAACATCAACCGGGGACTCTGGGACCACGCTATCAAGCTGGCCGCATGAGAAGGTCCGCGCAAGGGGCTTCGGCCTCTTGAGCCGACAATTTCGTCGGATAAAGGAGAGACCAAGTGAAAAGATTCATCGTACTTCTGGCCCTCGCGGGCTGTTCGACCACGCAATCGTTCGACTACATCGTGCCCGAAGGCAAGCCTGTTCTCGGAGTGGGCGGGGTCATCGTGACGACTCCCTACACCAAGCTGATTCTCTCGGGCAACACCTCTGCGATTCCGTCCGGTCAGCCAGGGGATGGAGGCAGCGCTGCGGACGGCGGTGGGAAGTGATGAAGTGCTTGAGCTAATAGTCTGCTGGGTGGTGGTCAGTCTGGTTGTGGCAATCATCTATGGACTATTAGCTCGTTTCGGTGATCGTGAATAACCTCAAAGGAGTTACAAATGGGACTTGACATCAGGGCTTACAGCGGACTTGTGAAGGTTCGCGCATTCAACGAAGGCGATGAGAGCGGGGACTACTACGACCAGGGACTGCGGAAGTTCTACCCCCACATAGATTTCCCCGCCTCGCGTTTTACTCCGCTGGAAGAGAACATGCTTTACTCGTACGTCAGCGAATATAGCTTCCGGGCGGGGTCGTACAGCGGATACAATGAGTGGCGGGAGCAGCTCGCGGCGCTCGTCGGTACCACGACCGATCAGGTATGGGCCGAACCCCAGCCCGGTCCGTTCATGGAGTTGATCAACTTCGCCGATAATGAAGGCACGCTCGGCTCCGAAATCTGCGAGAAGCTCCTCCACGATTTCCAAGGTTGGAATGATCGGGCCAAGGGCGGCGGAACGTGGTTCTACGATCGTTACGTCCACTGGATGAAAGCCTTCGAGCTCGGCGCGGACAACGGCGCCGTCGACTTCGGATGAAAAAGATCATCGTGTTTCTCCTTGTGCTCTGGCTTCTCATGAGCGCCGCCCTCTACGTTGTCATTGACAACGTCCAGAAGCACGGGCTCCGGACCTTTCTGGAGAAGGTTTGGTGTGGTCCGGACGGGTGTAATCGGTAAATGTCTTACCCATCCCACCTGTCCTGTGCTATACTGATGGGGTAGGTGGGTTACTTCAATCTCAGAGGGAGTTACTGTGAATCAAAGCCGTAAGAAGGAGTTGCAGAAGATCCTGGAAGTCCTCAAAGAGCAGTCCCAAGCCCTCGAAGGGGTCAAAGATGACGAAAGCGATGCCTTCGAGAACAAGCCCGAATCTCTGCGTAGCGATGAAGATCAATCCAACGCGGACGATCTCGTCGAGGCGCACGACAGCCTGGAGTCGGCCATCACCAAGATCGAGGAGATCGTAGACCGATGAGATCTTTTACCTTCTTGGTGACCGTGCCCTCCAAAGGCACGGATGGAGAAAATCTCAAACCGCACGAGGTCTCTCTGTACATCAAAGAAGCGGTAGATCTATGGTCTGGTCAATTTAATCCGGAAGAGAACAATATGTTCCACTGGACCAAAGATAAAACTCAAGTCAAATTCTTGGGGGCCAAATGACCGCCGAAGAACTCGCAGCACTCGTCGATTGCTACTATCTTGCCAGAGAAGCCCGGTTGGCGAAGCAACGTGAAGTCGACGCTATGGACGCCGAGGAAAAAGCGCTCAAACAGCGTCTAGTCGACGCCTTCCGCGAGGGAAAGATCACGGCGGCGGGCGGTAAAGTCGCGATCATCAAGCACTCGGTGTCCTCGGAGCCGTCCATCGGCGACATCGACAAGCTCTACACTCACATCCGGGCGACCGGAGAATTCGATTTGCTCTACCGGCGCATCAACGCCAAGGCCGTGAAGGAGAGGAAAGATGTTGGCGTGGAGGTTCCGGGGATCGAATGGTTCCCGGTCGACAAGCTCAGCATTTCAAAACAACCGACCTAAAGGAGTTACGAATGGCAAAGCAGGAGATCAAACCGGAGGAGAAGGTGGTCCTCCAGCCGTCCACCATGGGCGACATGCCCGTAGTTCGCAAGAGCAACCTCCCCGTGAGCGTCGCCGAGCAGCTTGCGAACGAAGCCAAGGCTGCGGCGATGCTCGAGCGCCCGGTCGGTGGGGCGATTTCGTTGCGTGCGGGGCAGATCTCGTGGCAGGGGACTCCCGTTGCGAACAATCGCCTCCAGTGCGTCGTGCTGGACGTGATTTTCGAGAATCGCTGGTACAACAAGCCGTTCAACCCCGAACAGCCGGCGAATCCCGCATGCTTCGCCATGTCTAGGGAAGAGGAGGAGCTTGCTCCTCACGAGGACTCCGAGGAGCGGCAGGGCGGTCCCGACGGCAAATGCTTCGGCTGTCCGAAGAACGCGTGGGGCTCCGACCCGCGCGGCGGTCGCGGGAAGGCGTGCAGCCAAGTTCGGCGTCTGGTGTTGATTCCGGCCACGGCGGTCGACTCCGACGAGAACACGCTGGATGCGGAAACGGCGATCATGAAGCTGCCCGTCACGTCCACTCGCTATTGGGCGGGGTACATCACGCAGCTCGCCGGACTCGACGGAAGGCCCGTGTGGAGCGTCATTACCGAGATCTACACCGAGCCCCATCCGAAGCATCAGTTCCACGTCTATTTCAACAAGGTCGGCTACGTTCCCGACGACCGCTTGGAGGCCCTGCGCCAGAAGATCAAGGCCAGCGAGAGTCTCTTGCTCGCGCCGTACGCGAAGTCGCAGCAGTCGGCGCCGCAGCCCGCCGTCCCAACATCCAGGAAATACTGATCACAGGAGCCCTGCAGATCACAGGGAAAACCGTGGACGGGCCTGTCGGGGAGCCTAAGGTAAGAATCCCCGGCCTACAATTCTAAGGAGAAACAGATGTGGGTCTTGGACTTTGAAACAGAAGCAATCGAAGGGAATACCAGCAAGTATCCGCCGAAGCCAGTAGGTCTAGCAATCCGAGAATCAAACAGCCACGAGTACTACCTCACCGATTGGCAAGCCATGAGGGCCGCTTGTCATGAAGTTTGGGAGCAAGAACTTCTCTTCCACCATTCCAAGTTCGACGTTTCCGTGGCGATGTACTGGTTCGGACTTCCAATGCCCCGGGACCCCCTCAAGGTTCACGACACGCAGTTTCTCATTTTCCTTCACGACCCCCATGCCGACAGTCTGAGCCTCAAACCCTCGGCCGAGCGCATTCTCGGAGAACCTCCAGAAGAGCAAGATATTCTCAAGGACTGGATCCTCCGTAACGTCCCCGGCGCGACTAAGAAGAACTGGGGTGCCTTCATTGCGAAGGCACCCGTGGAGATCGTGGAGCTCTATGCTCTCGGTGACATCGGACGTACGTGGCGTCTATTCGAGAAGCTCTACCCGTTAATCAGAGAGCAAGGAATGCTCGAGGCATATCAGCGTGAACAGCGCTTGATGCCTATCCTGTACCGGGCGGAGCGTCAAGGTCTACGGGTGGACACGGAGCGCCTGAGCAAAGATATTGACTTGATGGACGCATCCATCAAGTCGGCGGACGCCCGTATCCATTCCATTCTCGGATGCACGTTCAATGTGGATTCTGATGAAGAGTTGGCGCAAGCGCTCGACTCCGCCGGGGCAGTTACTCAGTGGAAACTTACCCCCACGGGCCGTAGATCTATGGCCAAGGGAGCGCTGACCAGCGGTGTGAACAATCCGGAATTGCTGGCTCTGCTGCTGTACCGGGGCGGTATGTCAACGTGTCACGGCACGTTTGGAGTGCCGTGGTATAATCAGGCGATTGCATCCAACGGGCGAGTCCACCCCAACTGGAATCAAGTTCGTCAAGAAGGCTACGGCGGCTCGGAGTCATTCAAGGGCACCCGCACGGGTCGTTTATCTTGCGATAAACCTAACCTCACCAATCCTCCAGGAGAGATGAAGGCGAAGGCTCCCGAGGGATTCATGGAAATTCCGATGATGCGCCAGTACCTTCTCCCAGAAGAGGGGCATCGCTGGGCGAAGCGCGACTTCTCCTCGCAGGAGATTCGCATTCTGGCGCACTACGAGGATGGCGCGCTCATGCAGGCGTATCGTGAGAACCCGGACCTCGATCCTCACGAAATGGCTCGCCAGATGATTCTTAACCTCACCGGCATCGAACTCCAAAGGAAGGAGGTGAAGATCATCGGCTTCTCCATCATCTACGGTTCTGGAGTTACGGGGCTTTCCCAGCAACTCGGGACCGACTACAGCCGTGCCCATGTTCTGCGTGAAGCTTACATGTCGGCACTTCCCGGTGTCCGCCAGCTTGGAAACGCGCTACGGATTCGGGGGCGGAATAACACTCCCCTACGAACGTGGGGCGGACGGCTTTATCTACCTGAGGCTCCCCGGCTAGTGAACGGCGTGATGCGCTCCTTCGAATACAAGCTGTTGAATTATCTGATTCAACCTAGCGCGGCGGACCAGACGAAGCAAACCGTGATCGATTGGGACGCTGTCCGCCCATCGTCCAACGTCTTTCTCATCGCCATGCACGATGAAATTGACATCTCCGTGCCCGAAGATGACCTCATCATGGACATGAAGATTCTCAAAGAGGTCATGAATCGCGACCGCTTTGACGTCCCCATGCGCTCCGAGGGCTTCTGGGGCTATAACTTCGGAGAACTCCATGCCATGGACTCTTAGCCAGTACGGGCTCTACCAGAAATGCCCGCTGGCGTTCAAATTTCGCCACAAGGACCGAGTTCCCATGGGGCCGAAGGGTCCGGCGGCAGCGCGTGGCTCTTTTATCCATGAAGTCTTAGAGAGCTACCTAAAGTCTGGTTCTTGGACCGAGGCGCTGCCGCAGTTCGCGGTCAACCGGGCGGAGGCCATGCGAGACGATGGTTTTGAGCCTGAAGTTCGCGTGGCATTCAACGACCGCTGGGAAGTCGTGCCATGGGACTCTCCCGAAGCATGGGTGCGGGGCGTCATAGATGCCTTGCTGGAGGACCCTCCCGCGCTGCATCTCGGTGAATGGAAAACCGGGAAGGTGTGGGAAGACCACGTCTACCAGCGTGAGCTCTATCTGATCATGGGGCTATCCAGCCGCCCAAAGACTGACGAGGCCAGCATCACCACGATTTACATCGATCAAGGACACGGGGTGACTGACACCCTGAAGCGGGAGAATCTCGCAGAGAAGCAAGTAATCTGGATGAAGCGAGCCGAGCCGATGCTCAACGACACATTCTTCTCCCCACGTCCCGGACAACACTGTCTGTGGTGCGACTTCTCCCAGCGCAAAGGAGGTCCGTGTCGGTATTAGAAAAGAAGACTGAGCAGGACGTCGTCGATTGGTGGGAAGCGCAAGACGGGGTCGTTGTTAAGCTCAATCTTCTGGGTCGGCGCGGTTGGCCGGATCGTGTATTTCTAGACTATGGAGGGCGCGCGGTATTCATTGAATTCAAACGGGTGAAGGAAGAAGCAAGACCATTGCAGGATTACATCCACAGGTTACTAATTAAGAGGGGCTTTGAGGTCTATGTCTGCCATACCTTCGAGCGAGCAGTCGAAGTCCTATTGGCCCGCTAGAGATTACCAGAAGAAGGCCATCCGCCTCCTGATTTCTCAGGGCTGCGGCGGGATGTTCTTGGATCCGGGGCTGGGCAAGACGTCAATAGCCCTGACGGCGTTCCAGATCCTCAAACAGCAGAAGATCAACAAGCGGATGCTGGTGATAGCGCCCCTGCGTCCGATGATGGTGACGTGGCCCGACGAAATCCAGAAGTGGGCTGATTTCAACGAGTTGTCGTACTGCATCGTCCACGGTGCCCAGAAGGAGCAATGTCTCGACCTTGAGGCTGATATCTTTCTTATCAACCCCGATGCGATTTCGTGGCTTCTTGAGAACAATCGCTTTCGGCGTATCGGGGCTGACATCCTCTGCGTGGACGAGAGCACCAAGTTCAAGAATTCGTCCACCAAGCGATTCAAAGCCATGCGCCAGATGGTGCCGAGCTTCAAGCGGCGCTGGATCTTGACTGGCACGCCCGCCCCACGATCGCTGCTGGACTTGTTCGGGCAGATTTACATTCTGGATCAGGGACTTGCGCTGGGGCGGTTCATCACTCACTATCGCAACGAGTACTTCTACCCGTCCGGATTTGGTGGGTACGACTGGCAGCCGAAAATGAATTCGGCTGAGCGCATCGCCGCCAAGATTGATCCTATGGTCCTACGCCTCAAGGCAGAGGATTGGCTGGACATGCCAGATCTCATATTTCAGGACATTCTTGTGGATCTTCCGCCCGAAGCTCGCAAGGTGTACCGTCAACTGGAAATTGCATTCATTACGCAGATACAGGAAGAGGAGATCGTAGCCGCGAACGCTGCGGTCGCCGGAGGTAAATGCCGTCAAGTGTCCAACGGGGCCATCTACAGTGAAGTTCCTACGGAAGGTACGGGACGCCGTCAGTTTCACAAAATTCACGATGCCAAGCTGGACGCTTTGGATGATCTCGTGGAGGAGCTCCAAGGTCAGCCTCTCCTTGTGCTGTACGAGTTCCAACACGACTATGAGAGGATGGCGGAGAGATTTCCCAATGCCCCTGTCATTCATGGTGGCGTATCCCCGAAAGCGGCACAATCTGCCATCGAGCGATTTAATCGCGGAGAATTGCCTCTACTTATCGGTCATCCAGCCAGTATGGGTCATGGTCTCAATCTCCAAGAAGCGTGCAATCGGGTCTGTTTCTACGGAATGACCTGGAATTTCGAGCATTACGACCAAGCTCTCCGTCGGGTTTATCGTCAGGGGCAGCAGCAGAATCACGTCATTGTGTACCGAATCGTGGCCCGGGACACACTGGATCAAGACGTAATTGAGTCTCTTAAATCCAAAGATGATGTGCAGGCTGCCTTCGTGCGAAGATTAAAGACGTTCAAGCGATAATGCTTGCTTTTCCCATGCGATCGAGCTATACTCGCACTGTAGTTTCCATTTTCCAAACAAGGAGGCCCCATGGCCGAAGTGAAGCCGCAGACCCAGCCGGGAGCGACCGCCCCGGCGAACAAGCCCGCCACCCCGTCGCCCGCGACGGCTCCGCGGGACCGTACGAGCAAGAATTTCGACAAGAACGCCACCATCACGCTGAAGTCCGAGAAGAACCCGAAGCGCGTCGGCTCCAAGTCCTACGATCGCTTCGAGCACTACAAGACCTCGAAGACCGTCGGCGACTTCATCGCCAAGGGCGGCACCTTCGGCGATCTGTCCTGGGATTCGGCGCGGGGCTTCATTACCATCTCCGGCTACACCCCGAAGATGGTCGAGAAGAAGGCCAAGGCCGAGAAGCCCGCGGCTCCGGCGCCCGCCGGGACCCCCGTCCCGCCGACCGCCGTCAAGGGCCAGCCCGCCGTCGCCACGAAGTAACCGTCGCCGGCGTCCCCCCTGAGAACACCCCTCCTGGTGAGGGGTGTTTTCTTTTGGAGATCTGATCCATGCTCATAGCCATTCCAAGTAGAGCTCGGGCCACGCGGCAGGTGACCTTGATGACTCTACCGCAGGAAATTCGAAAACAAGTCCTTCTAGTAGTCCCAATGGAGGAAGTTAAATCGTATGTCGGATTGGGAGCGGCGTCCATCGTAGGTATGGACACTCCAGGAATTGGCCCTGCAAGACAAGCAATCTGTGACATTGCCCTAAGCGCGGGCCAGTCCAAGGTCTTGATGCTAGACGATGACCTTGTCTTCGCTACTCGCCGGAAGGACGACCCCAGCAAATTCCGGACCTCTACCGACAGTGAAATCGTTAAGGCAATCAACGACATAGATCTTTCACTGAATATGTTCTGCCATGCGGCGATTGCTCCGCGTGAGGGTGGCAATCGCAGAACGGAACGTTACATCACGAACACCCGCGCGCTCCGCGCCTTGGCGTATCGCGCTGATATCCTAAGATATTACGACATCAAGTTCAGCGAAGTTAGCTTGATGGAAGATTTCTACGTCCAGCTGAGCCTTCTTACTCGGGGGTGCGCCCACCGAACCATTAACTGGATCGTGCAGAATCAAGGCGGGAGTAATTCCGCCGGTGGATGCTCTACGTATCGAACGATGTTTAGTCAGGGGCTGGCCGCGCGTCAACTTCAGGAGAAATTCCCGGAGTTTGTAAACGTTGTCAAGAAGACTACGAAGACCGCGTGGCAGGGGCAAGAACGAGAAGATGTAATCATCCAATGGAAGGCAGCGTATGAATATGGACAACGACGAGCAAGCGGAGCGGAGGGCGCTCCTAGCATATTGGATCAAGGAGCGCAGGAAGATCCTCCAGCTGAAGCTGGAGGGAGCACCCCGCCCATGGACGAAGGACTCGATCCTCGATAGCTATCGCTTTACCAATGTTCGAAGAGAAGATGATCGAGTCACCCGGTGGATCGCCGAACATTGGCGGAACCCATTTGTTTTCCATGAGAATCTCTTTCCGGCTCTGGTTCTTGCTCGCCTTCTCAATCTCCCTGAGACTCTGGCCGACCTCGGCTTTCCGGACATCTGGAGTGACGAATACATCCGAAATAAGATCAAAGCCCGGCGAGCTCTCGGAGCCAAGATCTTAAATGCCGCCTATCTCATCACGACTTGCGGCGTCCAGATGGATAAGGTAGATTACATCGTGGATATCGCGTCTACGGTTCAGGACCACACCACGAGATATCTCCCCGGAGAACACTCTCTTGAGTGTTACTTTGGATACTTCCGGCAATTCAAAGGACTGGGCAGCTTTCTGTCTGCTCAGATTGTCGCAGACATCAAGAATATACCTCACCACCCCCTCGAAAAGGCCGCAGACTGGTGGAGCTGGGCAGCAGTAGGGCCGGGTAGCCTGCGGGGTCTCCGTGCGGTCCTGACTGGTCAGGACGTTACTGAGAGGCATTTTCTGCCCCTTGCTACCCAGCTATACCACCGGCTGGAAGAGGAACATTTCCCGGAAGGCTTGAACATCTGCATGCAAGACTTCCAGAACTGTCTGTGCGAATTTTCCAAATACTGGAAGGCGTATGACGGATCAGGATTTCCAAAGCAAAGGTACTGACGGGAAGCTGGTAAAGCGATTTCAGTACCCCGACGGAAGACTTACAGCCCTTATCGCAGTGGGGAACGATTGGCAGGTAGTTGTCTTCGCTTCTTCGGAAGCCGCCAATGCGTTTGCGAAGCATTTCAATTTGACAGTGGAGGAACTAAAAGATGGAACTCAGGTCCCTGGAGGCGAGTAGCCTATTTCACGAAGTGTTGTGGAACATGCGCATCAAGGCGATCATCGAGGGATCGCGGAATGGAAGGGTCAAAACGATTCTTGAACCCGTGACCCTCTGTACTCTGGAGCCTACTCACAGAGTGCTGTTCGTACCCCAACGGAAGGAAAATCCTTATTTCCACTTCGCCGAGTGCTTGTGGATGATGGCGGGGTGCCGCTCAGTCGACTGGTTGTCTAATATTAATCCTCGGATGGCGCAGTACGCCGAAGCTGATGGTCAAATTCACGGAGCATACGGCTGGCGCTGGAGAAATCATTTCGGATTTGATCAGATCCGAGCTACCGTTGATCTTCTTCTACGGCAACCGAACACTCGCCGGGCTGTGATCGAAATGTGGGACGCCCCCAACGATCTGAATGCGGAAAAGAATGATCTTCCCTGCAACACCCACATCTATTTCCGCAAGGTGGGTGAGTACCTGGACATGACTGTGTGCAATCGATCGAATGATTTGGTCTGGGGCGCTCTGGGGTCAAACATTGTTCACTTCTCCTTTCTGCTGGAATTCATCGCCCATGCTGTTGGACTCAAGGTGGGATGTCTCTATCAAGTCACGAACAATCTCCATGTCTACGAGCGGCACTGGCATTTTCTGGATGTGCCCCCACAATATCATTCGTACGCTGAATTAGGAGTCTCCCCGTACAAGATTATTAAGGGGGATTTCGAAGTATGGTTGGAGGAGTGTGAAGACTTCGTCGTTGGAAATAGAAGACAAAGATTCTCCGAACCGTTCTTTACAGAAGTGGCAGCGCCACTTCTGGATAAGGCCCCAGACCTCTGCAAAGCGGAGGACTGGAAATTGGCGTGCATGAACTACGACAAAAGGAAAGCGAATGACGGCTGAACAAATAGGGAATCTGTTTCGAGCGTACGACGTGAAGAGGTACCACACCCTGCCTCTTCATCGTGAACAGACAGTCGGGGACCACACGGCTCGGGTGCTGGCGCTGGCATTCTATCTGCATTGGGAGGCTCCCAGCGTGGATCTGGTCCAAGCAATCCTGGAGCACGACGCTTACGAGTTTCTCACGGGGGACATCCCCGCCACGGCGAAGTGGTTCGGCAACTTCGGGAAGGTGGTGGACGAGTTGGAGCGCCGGATGGATCAGGCGTACACCCTGAACTTCCGCTGTTGCGACAAGCTCTCAGGGGAAGAGCTTCTGGTCCTCAAGGTGGCGGACATGCTGGAGCTCTGCTGCCGCTGCTCGGCCGAGGTTATGATGGGAAATCGCTTCCTGAACCCCATCTTCCAGACGGGAGCGAAGTATCTGGAGACTCTACGAATCGAAATGCCCGAAGGGATGTGGGAAAAGGTTAACGTCCTATTGGGCCCAAAACCGGGTGGTACTACACCCCCAACCCACTAGGTCGGGGTGGTCTGGACAAGTCTTGACGTAATCCTTATAGGTGATACATGGCAAAGCGCCTTCCAAACCTCAAACAACCGTTAGCTGCCCCCGATTTAAAGATCCCGATTACTGGTGACAAAACGCTGTTTCGTTACGAAAAGCTTCCGGACGTGGAGGCAGTTCGTCGACAGATAAAGGAGTGCGAAGGAAGACACGTCCAACAAGTGGCGTTCAGCAGCTTTATGGACGCTCTTACTCAAGTGTGCTTCACCTGCCAGAAGGTGCGCAGCACCATCGAATGGGAAGGAAATAGATCATGGGGACCAAGAACCGAATTCAAGGAGTAGCTAACAGCAGGCAGGTCGGAGGAACTCATTACAAGGCGGATGGAAAGGGAGAAGAACATTGGGACCGAGTCGTACGTCTACGACTCGATTACTTCCAGGCGCAGATTACGAAATACACGGAGCGCGCTCACTTGAAGAACAAGAAAGAGGACATCAAGAAGGCGCATCACTTCTGCGAGAAGTACCTGGAAGTATTTGACATCATGTACCCCGTCAATAAGAAGTAGCCAAGGAATTAGTGACTGTGGTACCATATTTCTGTAAGGTGAGGCGCCACAACTGCGAGTCCGTCGTGGGCTTCGAGACTCTCACCAGCGAACAACGGCACCGCGCCGCCCGCCATTCTGGTCTCGGAGCGCCCTTTGCCTGTACCGAGGGGAGCAGGAACGGACGATCCCCTCACGAATTCTAAAGGGAGTTACTTGTGGAAGACATTTTCTATCTGCACTGCCGAAAGTGCGTCCAGGAAAGAATCAAATCCGGTGTAGCTGAAGCAGGAATCGTAGCGATCATCTTTGAGCATGATCTTATGATTCTCTGCAAGAACGTCGAGCACGGCCTCATTCACATGCAGCCCTATGTCGGCAGACCAATAGAGGGGTGCGAAGAAGTTCATGTTGAGCGCCCTCGTAGGAAGATAGCCATCGGTGGTAACCACGCTCAATTTCTGAACTACAAGCACGAACATAAGCTGGACAATAGAGCAATCGTACATGCTACCCGTATTGAACATCTCTTTGGCTTGGAGTTGAAGCCGGAAGATGTAGTCCGCCTTGGCCCGGTGTCCGAACAATTCGAAATGATTCTAAAAACGAGGTTTAGATGAATCCAATGTTGGCCGCGTCAATAGGGGACACTTCGATCCTCCGCTACCCCCTCCTAGCAAGCACGAAACTTGATGGCATTCGTGCGTTTGTCGAGAAGGGCGTAGTGCTCTCCAGAAACCGCAAACCTATTCCGAATATCTACATTCAGGAAATGTTCAAGCACCTGGAATTTCACGACGGCGAGCTTGTCACCGGCCCGCCCAATTCTCCTGACGTCTACCGGCGCACGATGTCCTGCGTAATGTCGCAGGATGTTCTCCCGCAAGGGACGAACTTCATGGTGTTCGATCACCTGCAATACCCCGACCTTCCGTACACGGAGCGTCTCCAGTGCGTCCATGAAGAGTGGCGCCTGTCGCAGACCCTTATCAACTCGGAGCTCGAACTTCTGAATCTGGAAGAAGTCGCGCTGCGCGCGGGCTACGAAGGGATCATGCTGCGGAAACCCGATAGTCCCTACAAGTACGGGAGGAGTACTCTCTCCCAGGGCTATCTAATG